TTCATTGTTTTTCGTAAAAAAAGCCCTCTCAGAATCGCCTACAAGGGCAATGAAAAAAGGGCTGGTTATATTTGTACCTGTAGTTTTAGGCTTTTTTCTTCTTAGGAAAGCCAGCTTTCATATTGGCGTAAGCTTTAGGAGTGATTGTACTTTTAGATTTAGATCTACTAGTACCAGCTTTCTTACGCTTGTTGATGTTTGCGTATAAGCCTTGTTTTGCCATTATTCGATGCCTAAACCTTTTTTAACTATTGCTAGTGCTTTATCATCTAGTTCGTTATCTGATTGCTCAACTAACTTCTGTAGTAGGTCGATAACAAATGTTTTAAATTTTGGACTTCTTAAAGCAGAAAGTACGAATGGTCTTGCTAGTGCTAACATTATTCTTCTTTGATGGGTTGTAATTTTATAGGAACTACGTCAGAACATAAATGTGCTACACGAGTATCCTTACGAAAGGTGAATCCTTTACGCATTAGTTCGGCACATTTAAGTGCTCGATTAATTTCTTGAGCGAGTTTCATATCCTGTTCATGTAACGCACCTATGCGTTGACATTGTTCAGTTAGTTCTCGATTTAAAGGAACTGAGAAGTTTAATTGAAACCCCCAGTTCTCACTTATGACATAACCATCTTCAGTTTGTGGTTCAGTATCGTTGCCCATATAAAAAGGGCTAAACGTCATAGTGCTTCCATTACAAGAATTACCAACGTTATATTGTTGTCTTGATGGAGCACCATTGTTCTGAAATTGCACAGCCTGATTGGTCACGTTACCAGTAGCAGCTGCCACTGGATTTGAAGTATTATTTGTATCTCCTTCAGCAAATACTGGACTGCCTATTGTGAGAAGACAGACAAGGAGTTTGTAGTGGAGTTTATTGTATAGTTTGTGGTTGTATCCCATTGTTCTACTAACCCAGCAGCTCTAGTTGTGGTTTCTAGTGTCCAAGGATTAGCTGTATTGGTCACAGAAAATGTTGTACCAGTAGCAGCAATATCAGCTGATGGTGTTACGTTAGTTCCAGACCAAGTGTTTACGGCAGATCCAAAAACTTGTTTCTGGGTAACTTCAGTTATAGTCTGAGTTGTAGTCGTGGTACTATTCATGGACCCTGTAGTAAATTGTGGGGTCACTGTATTTGCTCTAACTATGCTGGGTGATAACAGAGCTAAAAGCAGAATTAATTTTTTCATGCTTTTGTTGTTGGTTTTTTTGCCATTGGGCAATTTGTGGGTGTCTTACTATTACCGTTTTTACCAGTAGTAAGACCAAAGGTTGCGAGTGCTCCAGTAAAGACCGAAGCTACAAAAGTTATATCGCTATTACCTGATTTTTTTACCATTGGAATTTCAACGTAGTTCATCGTGATGATGAAACCAGACCAGACAACAACGCCTAGTCTGACTACAGTTCCCAGAAATTCAATTTGATGTTCCTTGTCTTCAGCAATATCTTTTACTTTTCCAAAGAATCCTTTTTCTTTTTGTTCTTTCTCTGTTCCTTCCATTTATTTATTTTGCCTTGTATTAATTTTTGAACTTGTTTTTTAATAGTGTCAAAAAAAGGTTGAGCTAAAGTTGTTACCGCTACAGCGGATACAGCTGCATAAGTTGCAGCCGTAACTACTGCTGTAGTAGGTAAAGGTACATCTATATCTACAACCGGCAATTTAATACTTGGTGGAGCCGGTGGTTTTACTTCTTCTTTTTTTTCAGAAGTTGTTCCTTTTGGTTGCTCAATTGCATCCAAATCACTTGGAGGTACAACCATAGGAACATAAGAAGGAACGTCTGCTGTAGGTAAAGGTATAGATATTGTTTTTATTGGTATTGGATCAGGAAGAACTATCTGTGGTATTTCCAACTGGTTCTTCCTCTGCAATTTCGACAGAAGCTAATTCCTGGATTTGACGTTCTACTTCAATCATAGCTCCAGTGATTTGATCAAAAGATCTAGAAAGTTGCATACGTTCTAGATTCAATTGTTGTAATCTTTCTTGTAATTGTTCCATGGGTGTTTAATAAATTTATTCGTAGATTTTCTTACCAGCTACCACTGCTGCATCTATTGCAGTAAATGATTCTGATGTCCAGATAGATGTTGTTTCGTCTAGTTTTTTGTAGCCTTTGATGATTTCAAGATGCTCTACATTACGTTTAATACGCTCTTTGTATTCATCTGTTGTTTCCTCATCAGTTTTAGCGATACCTATTACAGTAACGCTATCACCGGCAGCAGCAAAGATCGCTGCGATTTCATCAGTAGTTCTTTCTTCCATTGTTTTAAAAATAAATAATTTGTTTAATGTACAGCTTCGAGGGCTGTGACTTTTGTTGATAATTCTTTTATTGCGTTTACAAGTATTGGTATTAATTGATCTGCTTTAAATTTAAGATTATCAGAATCTTTACTATCAATAACTACGCTATCTGAACCTTCTAAAGCAAGAATATCTTGAGCATAAAATCCATATCTCTTATCACCTGTCTTTTCATCTGATTCACGATCTTTTCTAAACCAGAATGATTTTGGTTTTAGTTGATTTACAAAACTTAGACCATGAGAAACAACACCATCTTCAATCTTGTCTCTTTCATCAGAAGTAACTGTAAATGCTACTTTGATATAAGCATCAGTAATATTATTATCACCAACACATACTAGATTACTGTGTGTAGTTATTTCTCCTGATGGAGAGCCAGTTCTTCCAGCGTTATAACCTAAACAAAGGTTATTACTTCCTGTTGTTACGTTATAAGCAGCGTGTCTTCCTAGTGATGAGTTGTTACTACCTGTAGTAGTACCTCCTTGTGCTTCCTCACCTATACCAGTATTCCCAGTACCATCTGTACACGCTAATAAAGCTTCACAACCTAGACCTGTGTTTTGGGCTCCTGTTGTGTTTGCTGCCAAAACAAGTTTACCAACTCCTGTGTTTCTGTCACCAGTTGTGTTTAATCCTAAAGCCCTAGAACCAACTGCTGTGTTATTACTTGCTGTTGTACTAACTTCTAAAGCATTTCTTCCAATCGCAGTATTATCTGTTCCTGTTGTATTTACTCTAAGTGAATTAACACCCATAGAAGTATTGTCTTGACCTGTCGTATTACTGTACATTGAGTTCAAACCTACTGCTGTGTTATGCGCACCTGTTGTATTACTATATAAAGCTGCATAACCTATACCAGTTTGGTTAGTTCCAGTACTATTTTCATGTACAGCAAAAGCACCAACAGCAGTAAGTGCCGTACCAGTAGTATTATCATTACAAGCTCTATAACCAATAGCAGTATTGTCAGTAGCAGTTGTGTTATTATCTAAGGCTTCAGAACCAACAGCCGTGTTTCGAGTTCCAGTTGTGTTATATAACAAAGCATATTTTCCTACCGCAGTGTTGTTGGAAGCAGTTGTGCTATTTGCCAAAGCTCCACGACCTATAGCAGTATTATCTGAACCTGTTGTATTTATATGTAATGCCGCTCTACCTACAGCAGTGTTGTCACTTGCTGTTGTATTATCTCTCATTGCTAAATCACCAATGGCAACATTATTGGCACCAGTTGTGTTTGATATTAAAGCAGTATAACCTACCGCAGTATTATTATCTGCTGTTGTGTTATAGTTAAGGGCTTTATAACCAACAGCTACGTTATGATTTCCAGTAGTATTTGCATCTAAAGACGCTCTACCAACAGCAGTATTATTATTTCCAGTAGTATTTTGTCCTAAACATGTTTGACCCACGGCTACGTTGTTAGCACCTGTAGTATTAGCATCTAAAGCAGTAGAACCTACGGCAGTATTTTGATACCCAGTTGTGTTTGCTGTTAAAGAAGCATAACCTAATGCAGTATTATTATCAGCCGAGGTATTAGCATCTAAGGCAGCATATCCAACTGCGGTATTGTTTGCTCCATTGGAATTTACTCCCATTGCAAAATAACCAACAGCCGTATTGTTTTGTGCAACAGTATTATCAGTTAAGGCGTAAACACCTAATGCAGTATTATATCCACCAGTAGTATTGGCATCTAAAGTAAAAGCACCGACAGCTACGTTTGATTGTCCAGTTGTGTTTGCTAATAATGCTCTAGCTCCTAAAGCAGTATTACTATCTGCTGTAGTGTTTGATCCTAAAGCATTTTCACCTACAGCAGTATTATAATCGCCTGTAGTATTAGCATCTAATGAGAGTGATCCAACAGCAGTGTTACTAAATCCGTCTGTGTTTGCTCCTAAAGAGTTATAACCAATACCTGTATTGTTTTCTGCTGTTGTATTAGCATCTAAGGCATTAGCTCCCACAGCTACGTTCTGTGTTCCAGTTGTGTTTACAAGTAAGGCATTACGACCTATACCTATATTGTTAGAAGCAGTAGTATTTGCCGATAGACTTAAGACACCAATAGCTACATTATCGTTTCCTGAAGTATTAGCGTCTAATGCTTGATAACCAACAGCAACATTTGAAGAACCCGTTGTGTTTGATAATAGAGATACTGCACCAACAGCAGTATTAGTAGCTCCAGTTGTGTTTGCTTTTAAAGCATCAAGACCCAGTGCTGTGTTATTTGAACCAGATGTATTATTTAGTAATGATGTTGCACCAAAAGCAGCGTTGTTAGAACCAGTAGTATTTGCACGTAAAGAATTTCTTCCAACAGCAGTATTACTACTTCCGCTAGTGTTTGCATTTAAAGCAAAATGACCCATAGCAGTATTTGCACTTGAAGTTGTGACAGCACTGAGTGCACCATCTCCAACAGCTACGTTCATAGTTCCAGAAGTGCAATCATCTAGAGCTTGCCATCCTACCGCAGTGTTATAACTTCCAGTATTATCTTTTAAAGCTTGAAAACCAACTGCGGTAACTTGTACTGCCGTCTCAGTACTTCTTAAGGCTTCATAACCTACAGCAGTGTTAGAAGAACCAGTTGTGTTTGCAAATAAGGCTAAAGCTCCTATAGCAGTATTATTTGAAGCGGTAGTGCTTGCTTTTAAAGTATCTCTACCTAAACAAGTGTTATCAGTACCACTTGTATTTACATATAAACCATAAGTTCCAACTGCTGTATTATTATTGGCTGTATTAGAACCTAAACTATGAAGACCTATAGCAATATTTGAACTACCAGTTGTATTAGCATCTAAAGCGTTAGTACCAACGGCAACGTTTGAAGCTCCAGTTGTGTTTGCGTTTAAAGAATTGTACCCAACAGCAATATTATTTGATGCGGTTGTACTGTTTGTTAAGGCTCCACGCCCCATAGCTACGTTTTGTGTTCCAGAAGTATTTTGGTATAAT